CGATCCAGGGCGCTCAATGCAGTTGGGGCGGGCATAAATACGCAGCCTGTTACGGCAATAGTGTAGCGGACTAGAAAAGAAAAACCCCAGCCCGGTTAGGAGCTGGGGGTTGCTGAACTGACTGCTGTAGCAGCGTATCAGGACTTGGTGAGGTCGAAGGTGGGGGTGGCGCTGGGACGGAAGGCGATTTCCACGCTCTGGCCGTCGTCGGGGTTCACGGTGAGGCTGGCCGAGGTCAGGATCACAGGAACGGTGATGGAGCGGCTCAGGGTGTCGTCCACAGAACCGCCGCTCACCACGCGGTCGATGTACAGCTTCATCGTGGCGCCCACCTGCTGGCGCTGCAGCACGTCCTCCACCATGCGGTTCGACAGGTTGGTGTCGTCGTCAGTGGTGTACACAGTGGCGGAACCAGAGCCGTCGGCGAAGCCGGTGATGTAGCTGCGGAAGGGAGCGTACTGGCCCAGGGTCTGGCCAATGGTTGTGACGTCAATTTCCGAGCGTGTGATCTCAAAGCTCCACTCGCGCACGGAGCCCACAGCGGCGGGGGCGGAGTACGCAACCTTGAAGGCGTTGGGGGCAACAGCAGTGCCGTTATCGGTGATCGCAACTGAAGAACCGCCCAGGGTGGCGGAAACAGTCAGTGCGCCAGTGGCAGCGGTGTAGCCGATGACGTAGTAAACGGTGCCTGCGGTCAATCCGGACGGAAGCGTGCCAGTGCCAGCAGCGCCGGTTTCGGTGTTGACCACGCTGAACTTCACAGGGTCGCCGACCTTGAGGTTCAGGTAGGTGTCGATAGTGATGACATCGGTAGTGTCATTCACAGCGGATTCGCCGAAGGTGGCGGTGGTTCCAGCAGGGGAGTAGTAGAGGGCGCCGGAGGTGCCCGACAGGACGGTGGCCATCGGTAGTTACCTAGGGGTGGACAATGTTGCGGGCACAGCCCGGCTTAATACAGGTTAGCGCCAGTGCAGTTGGTTATTAAGAGAGAACTTGCGCCTGGAATCCTGCTTCAATTCGTGAAATAAAGAACGGTGTAAACGCTCGTCGGGATTGTTGGTCCGGTGTTGTACCACCGAAGTTAGGGCTAAAAGTGGGGCCTTCGATGGATCCGGTGCGGGCGTAGACGCCGGTTGCCGGTTTTGGTGTGGCGTTGATTGTTTGCAGTGCTGTGGTGGCGACGTTTACCAGTGTTTGGTTGCGGGCGGGGCCGCGATCTTTTGGTGTGTACGTGCGAATGACCACCACGCCACGGATGCGGTCCGGGTTGTCCGACAGCGTTAGCTCGGTCGTAAGTCCGAACTGGATGTTCACGTGGACGAACTCTTCGGCGCTGTCGGCATCGTCGTTCATCACGTTGTCGAAGTACACCGGCACAGGTGGCGTCAAATTGTTGTACGCCGTAAGCAGCGGTGCTTCAAAAACGGCGCGGACAGCTTGGTAGTTCATCAGATGGTCCTAAGGGCTTTATCCATAGTTACCTGGATTGTCTTACCGAACTGGCCTCCGCCGAAATAGTTTGAGTACCAGTCGAGAGGCGCAGTGACGCTGTTGTTGCCCTTGCCCTGAATATCGCCCCTGCGACCGCCTTCTGGACGAAAGCCAAAGGTTCTTTTCTTTATTGGTGTACCTAAATCACGATCGTCATCAGAAAAAGGTGTGTATGGAGCTAAGTCACGAGCTTCGTCTGCGTATTCTGAGAAGTTACTTATTGTAAAAACAACTTTATCTTTAGTATAGGTCGTGCGTAAACGTGTAGTTAGGGCTTGCCTACCTGTAAAAGGAGCCGTATCAAACTTAAGCGGCTGAGGTTTGCCCTCAGTTCCACTACCTTTAACTACTTGACCTTGAGGGCCTCGTATTTCCCAAGAGTTAGCAAACTTTCCTGTCCACTGTGGTCCTCGTTCTTGTAAATCTTTAACCACTTTTTCGGCGCACAAAATTGGCCCTATTAGTGTTGCAGAGCCACTCACACGATCTAGTTCTTTTAGTAGGTCCCAAGCGCCGTTACGTCTTGCCATTATTGGGGCCTCAGGAGGATGGTGTGGACGACGGGGTTTTCGCCACGGGAGGTTTTGCACATGATGATGCGCCCCGTTTTGGTTGAGCCGTTTTGGCTGTACTGGATGCGGTCGCGGACGCTTGGAACGTATGTACCAAGCTCGGCGTTGCCGATGATCACCTTTAGGTCGGTGGTTTGGTAGGCGCCCTCAAATTCTTCGGGTTTGGCCTCGAAGATCAGGGCGCGAACTGTCAGGCTGGTGTCCGCTCCAGTGACGGTGCCGGTGGTTGCGTTGTAGGTGGGGGTGGCGTTGGACTTGAGATAGGTGATGTTTTGGCCCCAGTCCGCCAGGAGGCGGGCGGGGATGGAGGCAAAAGTGGTATCTACAAGGCTCATATCAACCTCGCATCACGCGGATTTGGTAGCCGTTCGCGCCACCCAGCGTGTAGGCGCCCAGGTATGACTGGAGCCAGGGGTAAACGTCGAAGACGTTGTTGATGACGTTGTTGGTCTTGTCGTCCTTGTAGCGGACCTTGAGGTCGCCAAGGGTGACTTCTTGGTACAGCTCGTCGGGGTCGCTTTCGGTGTTAGTGATCGCGTCGGTGTCGTTGGCGAGGGCGCGTGCCAGCTCGTAGGTGGCGTATTTAATGTCAGCGGGGATGACGCTGCAGGTCAGCTCCACGCGGTCGATTTCGTAGTTATTGCGGGGCCACTTGAGGGCTTGGCCGTTGTCGCAGCGGTCGCCGAGGAAGTTCAGGCTGTCGATCCAGCGGGTGGCGCTGATTAGAGCGCGGTTTTTTTGGTCGTCGGTTTTGTCCGTCCACGTTGAGGAGTTGGGGACGGTCTCGAAATAGGTGTTTGCGTCAGCCAGCGTCACGTAACTGTTGGCCGTCGCGCTGCTCAAAGTAGCGTTGATTGCGGCTGGCACAGTTACTTACAGAGCTTTTGTCTCAGTGTAGCGGCAATGAAAAAGCCCCACCCGGAGGTGGGGCCGATTCACACGCACTCTGATTATCAGATGGTGCTGGTGTCGAGGGGGCTGTTGACGGTGAGCTGAACCAGGGGGATCAGGTCAATGTCGTAGGTGGCAGTCCAGTTGCCAGCGGTGGCCAGTGCGGCGTTGGTCGGGTTGTCGCCGGCGTCGCCCCACTTGGTGCCCATCACGTGGTAGGCGCCGTGGTAATCCACCGAGAGCACGTCCTGCTTGGACAGGATGTTGCGGTCGGCCTCGATGCGGAGGTCCTGCTGCACACCTTCCAGGATGGTGCCCGACTTGGTGAGATAGCAGTAGAACTCGCGCTGGTGGCCAGCCGTGCCAGGGGCAACGGTGTTGACCAGGGGGTCCATGATCACGCGGCAGCCGGCAAACTCGCCGATGGCGCGGGCGCCAACGCCCACACCGCCACCGCCCCACACCACGGCGCCAGAGGCGGCCAGGGCAGAGGTCGAGAAGGTCAGGAGACCGACCTGGTACAGGTAGAAGCCCACCGAGGGGTGAACCACCAGGGTGTCCAGTTCGTCGCCGCGCTCACCCAGCAGGTTGCGGGCACGAGCCACGGACGCACCAGTTAGGAAGTTGGCTTCGCCGGCGCCAGAGGCAGCAGCGACGCCGAGGTCCAGTGCGTTAGCGCTCAGAGCGGTGCCAAACAGACCAGCCAGTTGGCTGAACAGGCGGGCGCTGTTCAGTTTGTTGATCGCGTCGGCGAGCTGATTGCGGATGTGCAGCATGGGGTCTTCCCCAGCGGCGAGCATCGCAACGTCGTCCACTGCATACGCGAAGCCGCGATGGCAGATGGTGGCGATCTGGGTGGCGGTGCCGATCTTCTGAGGGGTCAGATAGCCGGCGTTGCTGGTGCCCCAGGTGGCCGTCCCGTTCATGATCTCCTCGGTGGGAGCCACGGGGTTGAACTCGGGCACTTGGATGCGGGTGCCGCCTTCGCGGGCATCCAGCAGGGAGTTGCGAACAACGGCGCCGCTCTTCAGGAAGAGGCTGCGGTCCTTGATCGCCTCAGACACGTAGGTGCTGAGATTATTGCGCTTGACGATGTCCGCGAGAAGGACACCGCCCGAATAGTTCTGAAATGGTGCGGCCACTTCAAGATCTCCAGGTTGGTGGGTGGGGGTTCAAGTCACAGACCTGAGTTGGGGGTGTCCCACGGGGACTTACCGGCCCGCTTCTCTCTTCAGCACGGCTGCGAGATCAGGGTCGGAGGCTTCCAAGGCCATTTGCCTCGTTAAGTTAATACTACCTTCCTTCCATGGGTTAGCCATTCCAGGGGCAATCGTGGAATTAGGTGTCGGTTTGGCACCCATCCCAGCGGCACTGCTTGGTTTGAAATGGTGCTCGAATCCCGAGCCGGGATTCTTTAGGTTGGCAAGGTAGGTGTTGATGTCCTGCTCGACGCCGCCGTTGAGGACAACGACACTGCCGCTGTCGTTTTTACGCAGGTTGTTTTGCAATAACTGGAGCATTTGCTCTGCGTTAATTGCTCCAGCCTGGCTGATTGCCGAGAGAGCGGTTGTTTTTACGGCGGCTTGCTCATTGGATGTACGCAGGTCCTCCAGCTGGCGTTGAAGGTCGGCGATGACTTGGTCTTTTTCTTGGGCGGTTTTGTTGGCTTCCTCCCAGAGGTCTTTCCATTGGCCTTGGTCTTCCAGCGTTTTCTTGCGCTGGTCGTCCTGCTTTTTGTAGACCTCGTCGAGTTTGGCCTTGATGCCTTGGAATTTTTCCTCGGCTTCGACGGCTTGTGCTTTCAACGCAGCAAGCTGACTTTCATATTCCGCTTTGAGGGCGGCTGAATTGTCAGGTTGGGGAGCGGTGTCGGCTCCAGCCACGGGCTGGGCAGGAGTCACCACGGGTGTCTCCTGGATGACTTGCTCTTCCATGCTCAAAATTCGTACTCAGCGGTTTGGGAGATTGTTTCTTCGATGGCGCTGCGGCGCTTGGGGCGGGCAGGCTTGGGTTCTTCGGGTGCAGGGGCTGCGGCTGCATCGCGGGCGCGTGCAATCTCATCCAGTTCGACCATTTCCCAGCGGAAACTGCCGTCCGGTTGCTGCACGTAATCCAGGCTTTTCACCGGCGGATAACGGGTAGGACCGTTCTAGTATAGAACAGAAGAATTAGGTGAGATCTTCCTGTTCTTCTTCCATAGATTCTTCTTCGGCGGATTCGGCAGGTTCCAGCTGCTCGTTGTCGCTGTGGGACATAGTGCCAGTGCTTAGGATTTCGCCCTGGCGGAGAATGTCGCGGAATTCCTCGCGGTCAATCACCTGCTGCGCAAACAGCGAGGTCAGCGCCGTAATGTCTTGGCCGATCAGGCGATCAATGTCGAAGTCGCGGCTGATATAGACCTTCGGGGGTTCCAGCTGGAGGTAGCGGGCGGCCAGATTGAAGGATTGCTGCAGGGTTTGTTGGAGGTCCATTGAGACCATGGACAGCATGGAGTTGGTGTCCACGCGGTCCAGGCGGCGGGCGTCGGCGGATTCGGCGACGAATTTCTGCTGGCTCAGCGTGCTAATGCCGAGCGTTGCCATCTGCTGCTGTAGTTCGCGGATTTCGTTGGTCTGGGCTTCAAATGCGTTGGCCGCAGGCTCCACGTAGTAGATCTTGTTGCCCGGCTGGGTGGCGATGCCGTAGTTCACGCTTACCGCCAGGTCCTTGGTCTGGTCGTCCCAGCCCTCAAGGACAAGCATTGGCTGGGAGGCGATGTGGAGGCTGTGGATGAGGTCGGCTTGGCGCTGGAAGTGCGCCAAGTTGAGGTAGGCAATGTCCAGCAGTGGGGGCTTGCTGACGAGCGTGTCGACCTTGTTGGAGTACAGCGTGACGAGGGGGATCTCGCCCAGGCTGTAGGCGCCCGATTCGACCAGTTCGTAGTCGGAAGTGCTGCTGGTGGCGTCGAAGCTGTTGGGGTAAGGGAAGCCGCCGGCTTGGATTTTTTTGGTTTCGGTCTGGCGGTAGATGCGGTAGCGGCCAGGCTCGATCACGCGGACTTGGTCGTACACCGCTTCGCCGAATTCGCCTTCGGGGAGGACAGCTTTTTCTGCAATGCGGACCTGGATCAGGTTGCCGTAGTTGACTTCGCGGTCCAGGCGCCAGCCGTAGACGTTGGCAGGGTCTACTTCGATCCAGTAGGGGCGGCGGCCCAAGGCGCGTTCTTCCGCAAGGCTGCGGGCGTCTGTAGGCGCTGGGAAATCAACCAGCGTGTGGCAGTGGCCGTAGGTCAGTGCGCAGATCAGGTTGCGGCGGGCGTATTCGTCCAGATCAGAGCCGCAGCCGTCCACGTTTTTGGCGAAAACTTCGCTCCAGTAGGGGTCGCCTTCGAGCGTGATCGGTTTGCGTAGGATCAGGCCGGCTGCTGCGCGGATGAGACGTTGCGTGTAAGGAGAAAATACGGCGCGGTTTACGCGGGCTAAATAGGCGGTGTAGTCCTCGCGCGGTTCCAGGGGGAGGAAGGCTTCGCTGTTCTCGCGGAGATACTCGGTGCCGAGTGTCACCGCTTTCATGATTTCCCAGCCCTTCATCTGGTCCATCACGGCGGCGGTGCGCGTGAAGGGATTGTCAGAACCACCCATGTAGGTGGAGCTGACGAGGTGGGTGCGGATGCGGCCGGGAACTGAGTAAGTCATTTAGTCACCATTTTTCGCGGTTTGCCCAGTAGGCAGCCGACATTTTTCCCTTTTTAATGTTAGCCGCGTGCCTAGCCTTGAACGCCTCGCGGCGTTTGCGGTCGGCTTCGCTTTCGCCGGCTTTCTTGGGGGATCCAGAGACGCCCTGTTGGCCGAAGCGGATTAGTTTTACTTGGTCGCCTTCTTTTGCGAGGACTACGTGTGATTTAGTGGGGTGTTTTGGGGTGCGTTTTGGTTTGTTGTAGCCGTCGAATTTTTCGCCGCGATACTCAATCATCGTCGTCCTCCTCGTCGTCGGGGTCGTTGATTGGCACCAGCACTTCGATGCCTTGGGCCAACATTGACACAAATCCGCCCAGAATTTCAGGGTTTTGGGGGGATTTGAAGACGAATGTGGCGTGCGTGAGGCCGTCTTCAGCGTCGATTTCGATGTGAACACAGCCTCCGTTGACGGTTTGGATCGCCATTAGCCGTGATACGCGACTGCAATATGAGGAACAACAGTGGGTGAGCCTGAACTAATAGATGCGATTCGCATACGAACTTTGGCGGCAGGTTTACCGTCATAGAAGTAGACGTATTGGCCAGCAGAGTTGATCGTCTTGCTGCTATCAATCGTGAACCAGTTGCCGTTGCCGTTGAAGCTGCACTCCAGGGCGAGCTGGAAGTTGGCGGTGCCGGTTACGGTGGCGGCAAATGTGTAGCTGGGTGACTGCGCCGGTACTTCCATCCAGTCGTCCACGGCAGTTAAGTTACTGCCTGTGTACTCGACAAGATTGGTGAAATAATCTTTGGCGGTTAGCGCTTTGGCGGCCATGGCTATTTACCTCGTTTTTTGGCAGTCTTGACTGCTTTCTTGAAGTCTGCCGCAGTTGGGGCACCTTTGCTGCCCGGTTTACGCATTTTTTCGCCCGAGCCAGCCTCAATGCGCTTGCGTTTGGCTTTGATATTGGCGTATAGACCCTTTTTCTTGGCGGCCATTACTTTTTGCCTCCCTTTTTAGTGGGTTTTTTGCGGGTTTTGCCGGCTTCGGATAGTGCAATGGCGATTGCTTGCTTCCGATTTGTCACTTTCTGGCCCGAACTGGACTTAAGAGTGCCAGCGGAGTATTCGGACATGACCTTTTCGACCTTTTTCTGGGCCTTTGTTGGTTTTTTGGCCATGGCACGAGGGCTTTGTACCAGTGTAAGGCGGGTTAGTAGAGGCGATAGTTGGTTTGGCCCATGCTGCCCGCTTTGGCGAGGTTGAATTGTTGTAGGCATAAATACCCAAAGGCGTCGAAGGCGTGGTCGACGCCAAGGTTTTTGTTGGGGAGGCCAGTGCCGGGGGCGTAGGTGAGGGTGCGGAGGGACTTGATTAGTTCTTTGCAGCGGGGGTGGATGTAGGTGCGGCGGGTTCCAGTGGCATCCAGTAGCGCTGTGTTGACGGCGGTGATTTTGTCGCGGATTTTCCAGGGGGCTTTGGGGCTGGAGACGTTGAAGCCGCTGCGGCGGAGGATGTTGTGGTCGGTTAGTCCCACGCCGCTGGTTTTGCGGGCGCCGCCGGTAGGGTCCGGGCAAGCTATGACGCGGCGGTCCACGCCGAAACGGCGGGTGACTTCCTCGGCAAAGTCCCAGGTGGTGGCACCGCCTGTGAGCATGATTTCGTCGAAGACGTAGAGAGTGTCGTCCTTGCGGACGGCGCAGATGCCGGACATGGGATCCACGTTGAAGTCCACGCCTAGGAGTAGTGGAAGGACTGATATGTCGGCTGCTTCGGTGCTGATGTTTTCGTCGCCGAAGGAGATTGCCACCAAGCCACTGAGGTTTTCGAAGCTGGCCTCGAATTCTTGGCGGAAGGTGCGGGCGTCGAGTTGGCCTCGGGCGGCTTCGATTTCTTCTGGTGGGACGTTGTCGCCCTCAATCGTCGTGAATTGCCAGCGGCTCCAGTTCTCGTCGCCGCTATCCGCGTATTGCCAGAGTTCGTAGAACCAGCTAGCCGTGCCGTCGGGCGTGGAGATGAACAATGCCCAGCCTTGTTTGTCCGCAAGGGCTGGGCGGATCACCTCGAACCAGACTTCGCTGGACATGAACGCGGCTTCGTCCAGCACCACGCCAGCCAGACTGCGGCCTCGGAGGGCCATTGCGTTTTCAGTGCCCTTCAGTTCGATTGTTGAGCCGTTTACGAGTTCGATCTTCAAATCCGTCTCATTTTTGGCCTTAATCCATGCTTTAGGGACTAACTTTTTCAACAATTTCCATACAATATCCTTACTCATGCGGTACGTTGGGGCACAATAAAAGAACGTTTCTCCAGGTCGTTCTATAGCTCCACGGAGGAGTTCCACGCAGGAGAGGTAGCTTTTACCGAAGCGGCGACCGGCGACTAGGACGCGGAAGCGCTTGCGGCTAGAAAAGACTGCGCCTTGGGCGTAACGGAGGCTGATGGGGCTATCACTCATACCCAAGACCAGTTGCGACCGGAGCTGATTGCACTAATTGTCACGGTTTTGACGCCATAGTCTAGTGCAATAGAAGTATGAGGCTCCTTTTGTGCCAGGCGGCGCTTGATTTCGCGTACTTGGTCCTCTGTAAGACGAGAATTGCCGACGCGGCTGCCTCGTACCCACGTTCCATGCGCGATTTTGTCCGCCATGTTCTCGGTAGAGGTGCCCCAGCGCAGGTTGGTGAGGGCATTGTTGCGGATGTTTCCGTCGAGGTGGCGACACTGCTCGCCTGGATTCTTGGGGCGCACGAAGGTTTCGAGCACCAAGCGGTGGACGGGGCGAGTGTGGTGGCGGTTTTCGGTGTCGCAGAGGGTCACGATCTCGTAGCCGCGACTGTTTAGACCCGGCTGGAGGATCTTCCCGACGTATTTGCGCTCCACGCAGCGTCCGTCGCGGCGGGTATAGCGAACAATTCGATCCAGGGAGCGGATCTGGCCGGTGTCGCTTGCCTCGTAAAGCGTCTCAAACGCCGGGACTGGTTTCCACATGCGGAATGTCTTGCTCTCTCCGTATTATATCTTGCTCTGCGCGTATTTTTAGGGGTAGCGTGTCGGGTGCGCCAAAAATCGCAACCCCTCCCCCGTGTGTAACAGAGGAAGGAATTGCGAATGTATGTGTAGGTTCAGAGGGTACCCAACAGCGCCGCGCGGATCTGCAACCCCGCCCCTGGTGCGTCTGTACTACAGCCACGAGAGGCCCCTAGCGGGCCCGTGAGGGCCGATCTGCTAGGGGCCGCTACTGTGTCACATAGCAGCGGCCAGACGGCGCCTCACGGTCGTACGGGACACGCCTAGGCGTTCCGCGATGGCTCGCTGCGTCAGGCCCTGCGCGCGCAGGCTGTGCACGTCGTCGACTAGTACAACTGTTTTAGTCTCGGTGATGATCTCAGCTAGTGGTTCGGGTGTACTGGTGGTAGGGCGGGTCGGCCAGTGCTGAGCCAGTAGGTCGTTTGTACTGTGCAGCCAGCGGCCTAGGCGGTAGCCGAGCCAGTAGGTATGCACTATCGCAGTCAGCACCAGCGCAACGGCTGGGGCGATAGTACGGGCGTACTGCTCAAGCTTGGTGGCGACTTGTTCGGCGGTTGGGTAGTTCATTTGTTCCCTTGGTGTGGGTGGGTTGGTGAGATCGTTCGCTGCTGATCTCTCCCAAATCCTAGCGACTAGGTGGCCGGATAGGTTAGTACTTTAGTACTATTTTCGGGACGTATTTGAGCAAATGTACTAGTCACCTGCGGTGCTACCGTCCGAGCACGATCAAACGACACTCAGCCGCCGACCGCCCGGCAGACTCGCAGCGTGCCAGCTGGCTCTGATTGTCGGCGCCCATAGCGAGCACACCGCAAGCGGTGAGCAGAGCGGCCAGGGTAAGGAGGCGATCCATGGTGGGAAGCGTGGTGAGCTTCCCCGTATTGTATCACAGAACCGCCGACTGCCTAGCCCTGGCGCTTGTCTTCCACAACGATATTCAGCTGCGGTGCAGCGGCTGCCTGTTGTTCTGGCGCAGCCTCTCCAATCACAGCGCCCATATCTTTGAGCAGCATCGCCACAGTCTGCAACTGGCCTTTCGCCATGGCCTTACGGCAGGCAGATAGCCTCAGTGCCTGGATTTGGTTCAGCAGATCGCCTCTTGTAGCAATCTGCTCCGTTTTCAGCATCTCTGCCGCGCGGCTGTAGTCGTCGTCTGCCGTGCGCACAGACACCCCGAAGCGATCCGCTAGTTTCTGCGTGATCTGCCTGCGCGTGCCACCATTCAGGATTTCGGCGTAACACCAGTTCGCCCGTTCCTCTACGCGAACGCTCGATCCCTTGCCACCACGCCAACGCTTCGACTCATCGTTGGCAACGGTCGTAGATTTCGTTACTTCCAACTCGTCGGAATCGGGCACCGTTTGAGTCACAAACTCTGTAGCCCAATGCTAACCTCTCCTGCTGTCACGTTTGCAGCGAAAAGCCCGGCGCTAAGGCCGGGCCGTTGATCGGTGGGTGCGCCAGTCAGTAGGACGGCAAGACGAAGGCAACGGTGCATGATCCAACGGGCCGTAGCTCGAATCCCTCGCCGTGCTCGAGCGTCCGGCACCGGCAACCTGTCAGCCCTAGCGCAGCCTTGGCAGCCGTCACAATTTGCCGGCGGCTGGCATCCTGTGGCAGCGCCAGTTGATCACGCCGCACCCAGCTGTAGTTCGCCTCACCTCCAAACGTATCGGTAAGCTCGACATTCCAAACGGTCAGAGTTTCCAGCATCGCTCAAAACCCCACTGCGTAAGTGTCGGCATCAATGCTGTGGCAGGTAAGGGCTTGCCACTCCACGCCGGCCTTACCGGCTGCCCGAAGTGCAGCGGTTATGGGACCTTCCTGGAATGTGGCTGACCCACGCCAGGTAGTGTCAGAGTCGCGCTTGATTGTGGCGAGCCAGCGGCTACCACGGGTGTCAGTGGCGCCAGCGTATCGCACAACTGCGCAAGCGCGGGAACCGTCGACGTGGGTTCCTGTCCAGTGAAATGTGGTGTCAGTCATGATTTGAGCCTTAGGGTTGGGTCTCGTGTGTGAGTGTAGAACCGGATCCGGCCCGGCGTCAATAGCGGGAGCGCCAGCCAAGGAGACGGCAAACCCTGAGCCAGCTGGCGTCAGTGATCCAGTCCGGGCGATGCACCGAAGCGGTGACGCTCAGAGCATCCTCTCCTGCCAGATCACGCCAGAAGGGGGAAAGCCAGAAATCAAACTGCGGATCCAGTGTGATCCAGCTGGGGACCGTGGCGCCGTCACCTTCCGCGTAGCAACCTGCCAGCTTGTCGGTAAGGTCCCGTAGGTCCCACACACTCTCGTGGTACTCATCGCAGGGGCAGCCGTTCCAGCTGAGCCAGCCGCTATCGGCAAAGTCCCCTTGCTCGGCTGATTCTGCCGTCACGGTTTCGTATGTAACGCGGAAGGTGCCGCGTGGTTCTGCGGTTCTGATCAGTGCCATGGGTGGGCGTATCGGTGATCAGCCCCAAGCATGGCACACGTTCCAGCCGTCACCCTCTCTTACTGTTGCACATCTTAATGTGGCTGGCCGGGTTGGTGTGCGGTGTTAATGTCGCAGGGTAAACCCTCACCCATAGGGAGATGTTCACCAGTCAGAAGGAACGGCAGCAGCTTGCCCGTGATCAGCGGGAGGCTGAGCGGGAGATGACGCGCCAGGAGAAACGGGCATTGCGGGACCTGCGTTACTGCGCCGAACGTTCCACGCTCTCGGATATTGAGTGGCGCGATCTGCTGCGTCTTCACGAGATCCACGGCAAGGAAGGGATCCGGGAGCTTTGGGAATCCGTTATTCCATACTGGAATCAGTGCCAGGCTCGCAACGGCGGCGAACCCTGCCCCAGCGATCTCGTGCCAGCCGGTTTGAAATTAAGTGCAAAAAAAGCGCGCACAACTCCTACCACCAGGAAACCACCAGGCGCCCCACGCAAACCACGCGCCGATGCAGGCAAACCTCGCGCCAGTTACAGGCGACGCGCCAAGCCTGCAGGCTGACCTTACCGGCTCCCCTAGCGGGAGCCTTTTTTGCCCCCATGGATGAGACGCAAGCGACTCGGCCTGAGACGCTCCAGGCTAGAGGGTAGCGTCTCACCGCTAGGCTCCCGGTCGGGCACCAGCAGCACCAGCGCCCGCAGTGCCAGCCCTACCCCGATCAGTACCAGTGCCGTAGCGATGAGACTCATTGGACCCGGCTGAGACAGCATGAAAGGGCCAAACAGGACATGAATGGCCCCGGCAGGCTCTCACCGTTCCAGTCTGGCTATGAATGCGGCTTGTGAATGTTAAACATGAATGAAAGCTAGGCTTCGGCTTGGAGCTGTGAATGGAGCTGATCAAAGTAAAGCCCCACCCTGGCCATGAATGACTTTTCGGCCTCTTCTAGCTCGCTAAGTGTCATCCAGTGAACGTTAGGTTTGCCGCAGCGGCGCGCTAAAACCACAGCTGCTCCAGTGGGTTTCAAACCTGTTAGGTGTTTCAGTCCCAGTGAATAGGCTCCACACTGATCGATGTAAGTATGGCCGGGAGGTAAGCGTTCCAGTCCTTCATCGTCTGTTTTAGTCTTTCTGGATACGCTAGTTTTCCAATCCATTAATACCAGTTCATTGTTTTTTACGCCTACTAATGCATCACAAGTCCCCGCAAATCCAGCAGGATGATGTATCGAAAATTCAGATGCGAAAATTTCAGTAACGTTCTCCGAGATCCAGTCGCAAAGGCCACGTGCATAACCGGCAGCGCTCCAGCCAACCCTGGGTACGTTCGGTCTGACGCGGTTGATGGCCCACTTAGTTATGGGCGCTGGAATCCTGGCCAACCCTTGTTCGTCCCAGTGAATGGAATTGCGCTTGTTTGCGGTGGAACGTGCCAGTTGTTGGGCGGTCTTGAGGAGATACTCAGCCTGTGAATGGGCCATGTTGCCGCGTGTTGCGGCGATGTTGCGCTGGCAGCTTGCCTCAACAGGTCCCAGGCGAGCTTCCCAGCGCTCCAGTCCGGTTTTATCGCTTGTTTCCTTTAGGATGTGTGTAACACTATGGTAAATGTTGTTATTGATGTCCCGGTAGACCCGGAAGGGGCCTGAATTGTCTTGTTCCAGCCTCCATTTACGCAGTGATGCCAGTGTGTCTTGCGTATTGGAAGCCATTTGAATAGTTTTTCCCATTTACACCTTACCAGCAAAAAAGGCCCTTGTGAAGGGGCCTTGAAAATTTCAGAGCAGGTTGCCCCACTGATCTGCCATCGCCTTGGCGATGCCGGTGTAAGTGAGGCTGCGTTGCTTGGCGCGGGTGGCTGATGGTCCCAGCTTGTTCTGGCCGGATGGTGTTTGATTGAGCCACACACCCGATTCAGGTTTTTGTACAACATTAGTGGGTTGGAGTTCAGGTAGGTTTTTGAGCCAGAGGCACGTCTTCTTTGATTCTTGGTGACCGAATTGCCAAGGGTGTATGTATTGATCTGGTTTGCGTATGCGGCTGGAAATGCAACCAACGGGATTTTCCAAGGCAATGTACTTTACGGGTGCATTGAGTAACATTTGCACGAAATTTAAGGCGTCCTCGGTTAGTTGAGGATCTCGGATACCCCTTGTGGTCCAGTGCATCCCGGACGCAGCTAGATATGTGCAAGGCGGGAACGCAATGAGCATGTCCCAGTTGTGGTCCGAGTGCAGTAAGGCGGTTACATCGCCTTGGTAGTGATGCCCTGGTGACTCTGTAGGTAGTAAATCGCAGCTCAGGGCGTAATGACCTTGAGCTGCGAAAGCATCACGCACTCGTCCGCTGTACTCACAGGCGACGAGCACCTTCATGTTCAGCCGGCCTTGAAGGGATTACCCCCGGACAGAAGTCGGGTGATGTCAAAGCCTTCAGCTTTTGCCTCGATCCAAGCGGCATCAATATGTTCTTGCGAACCTTTTTTCCGGGGAAGAGGTCGAACCGTGTATTCGGTAGTCAAACCAGAACCCTTTTTGCCGATAGAAAAATCCCATTCCAGAAGATTGGTGTACTCATCAACTTGAGAGATTTGATCAATCTCTTTGAGAATGGACTTCTGAGTGATTTGCAAAACCTGTACTTTGCCGGACTCGTAGTTGTAGACCGGGCAAGCGATGGCGAACTTCACGTCTGCTGTTCCAGGGCCGCCGCGTCCTTCGCGGGGCTCGAACTCGCCCATTTCGTCAACCACGTCCTCGTAGGTGGGCTCGAAGTCGAAGCGGAAGGGCTTGTTAGCGCCGTTTGCGGCACCCCAGGCTTCGTAGAACTCCAGAGGTTCGTCAGTGAGTAGGGCGAAGCGGACGGATCCACCATCGGGGAGTTTGCTGAGGCTTAGATAGCCGCCGCCGCTGTTGCCGCCGTTGACGTTTGCAGATGCGGATTTCGAAAGGAAAGCCATGGTTTAGGTGTTTGGTGTGGTCGGCAGGAGTGCCAACGCCTTACACAGTAACACGTGCTTGACCGGCTGGCTACCATGAAAAAACGCCCCTACAGCTGAGCTGCGGGGGCGTGGATTCCATTCTCATGTGAGACTCTAACATGTCGCAAAGTAAGACGCAGGACCTGCTGGCTTTTGTGCGCCAGCTGCCTGTGGGGATGGC